TTCTTCTTCTGCTGCTGCTGCTGCTGCTGCTGCTTCTGCTTCTTCATCATCTTCTGTTGGTGAACCTCCTGGCGGTCTGTTCATTTTTATTTTATTTAAAAAAAGTTTTTTTTTTTTAATATAATTTTTATAATAAAACACCATGAAAAGTTTAACAAATAAGGGATTGTTGAAAATAAAAGGATGTGTGACATCTGTGATCAACATAAAAAAAGATAAAAAGGATGAATTTATGCAAATTCTTGATGAATTTCTTACTTATCATAATAATAAATTTAAATCGAATAAACTAGCTCTTAAAATATTGGATTTGTTAGAATATGCAACAATTTTGGATGAAAAAAAAACTTTTACAAAAAAGAAAGTTAAAATAAATGATGATGATAACTATTTAAAATTCAAAAAGAAAATTACAGAAGGAACATATGGTGAAATTAATAGCTGTTTATTAAATAAGGTAAATGTCATAGTGAAAAATCCAAAATACAAAGATTATGATGAAGACGAAGTAAATATAAGTTTTTTAAAAGAAAATTTGATTCACGTTATCCTTTTTTGTTGTCATGATCTAATGAATAAATGTTTTAAAATTTCATCTGTCCCAACATGTATTCCGGAAATATTGAATCTAGTAAAGGCGACAGATAAGAATAAAAATGATGAAAAACCAATAGTTATAATGGAAAAGTTAGATAATGACGGATTCTATTTTTTTGATAAAAAACATTCTTATAAAGATGAATTGACTTTTATCGCTTTAGTTGCATACAATATTTACTTTTTACAATCATCATTGAAAAAATTTATGCACAGGGATTTGCATTGTGGGAATGTAATGACGAAAAAATTAAATAAATCTAAGAATGTTGATATTATGTTGAATGGAAAGAATTTATTATCTGTTAATTCAAAATACGAGACTTACATAATTGATTATGGAATGGCATGTGTTGATTTAGCGTCTTGTCTAAAAATTATTCAAATGCCAAGAGCCAAGATTTCATCTGAAGGAAATTACTATTCAAATTATTGTGATAACAAAAGTCATGACATGAGATTATTTTTGGCCAGTATATACTTTGCATGTTATAAAAAAATAAGTTATAAATTACAAACATTTCTTTTCAATTTACTTGACAAATATAAAGCTGAATCGTGGCATGATTTCTATGAACAAGTTTTAAAATTTAAAGATAAAAATTTTTATCCAGAAAATATTTTAAAGAAAATTAAAGATGAAATGACAGGAATGTTATAATTGAAAAAAATTGAAAAAAATATGTTTTTCCCCGAAGAAAAGAAAATGATGACTGATAATGAAATTGAAATGAAAAAAAAATACTTATTGAAGAGAATTCAAGATGAAAATGAAACGTTGAAAAATTACACTTACGTATCAGAAATAAGATATATATTATCTCAAGCATCTGAAAGATTTGTGTATTCTGCCCCTGAGGTAGTAGATGGGTGTTTTAATTATTTAAAAAATTTTATAGAACTCGATGAAAATTTTAATAAGGATAATAGTGGAAAAAAGGATATTGGATTAGGATTGAATATTTACGGCGATCCAATTAAATGTTATATTTGTGATAGTACTGATCATGTTCAAAAAGATTGTGAAAAGAAAGAATGATATTTGTAAATGGAATAAAAAAACAAAAATAAGAGCTGTAAAATTTTATTATTTTGTAAATAATAAAATGAAACATTATATTTTTTGGACAGGCGGATTTGATTCAACATTTAGTATAATATACTTCTTATTATTTTCAGATATTCCAATTCAACCGATTTATATTAAAGACCCATGTGTAGATGGTGTAAAAAATGCAGATGGAATATGTTATGGTAGACAAAATATTGATTTTGAAATAAATAGTATGAATAAAATCAGAAATGTTATTAAAAAAAAATTCCCCAATAAATGTAATAAACTTTTACCAACAATTTATGTAAATAAAGTCGAACTTACACCTGAAATAATAAAATTATCTGAAAAAAATTATAAATTAGGATTGGGCACTAGATCTAGTAATCAGTATTCTAGAATTGCTCAAATATGTGAAAATGTTAATATTACAGCGATAGTATCGGTGATAAAAGAATTTGACGATCCTTGGAATAGAATTCTTTATCCAAATATTGTAAATCTTGACACAAGCGACGCTGTATTAGGTCCATATATAATAAATGAATTAAAGTTATATAAACGGATGAAATTCCCTTTAATAAACAAATCAAAACAAGATTTATATCAAATATCAAAGTGCTTCAATTTCAATGATATTTTGGAACTAACTTACAGTTGCTGGTATCCAAATTTTGATGGTAAACCATGTGGTGAATGTAATATGTGCAAAGAACGTGTAATTTAATTCAATAAATATATTATTTTCACCTTAAAATCAATATTAATGATATAAGACCGGCAAATAGTAAAAATATCGAAAGCCATTTAATTAAATAATTACTTCCTTTCTTTTTATTTTCTTTTATAATTTGTTTTTCTTCTTCTTCTTCGATAATAATACCAGTTTCTTCTTCGGATACAGAATTGCCATTACTCATATTACTTACACCAAATGCCAATGGAACTGCCGCAACACAAATTGGACAGAAATCTTCTTTAGTTTGTTTTTTTTCTTCCATTTTATTTATATAAAGGAGATAAAAAAATAAAAAAATAACATAGATAAATAAAATGAAAATTATTAAGTATAATAAAACTATATCAATTTTTATTTCAGTAATATTATCATTGATATTTTTTTTATATAATTCAAATATTCTGACAACAATTCCTTGTGATCAAGAATTTTCTTCTAAATTATTATCAAATTTCATCCATACAAACTCTATTCATTTAATTTCGAATTTAATGGGAATATATTTTATATCAGAGTTAGAAACTCAAATTGGTTCTTCAAATTTTTTAACGTTGGTTATTTTGATCACTGTTATTTTATCACTTTTCGAGTATACAGCAAAAAGTGGATGCTCTATTGGTATTTCAGGCGTTCTTTACGGATTAGTTGCATATGAAATGTTTAAGTTCAAAAATATTGATTATAATGTGATATATACTTTAGTTATACTGTTTTTATTTTCAGGTGACTCAAAAATTTCTCACACCGGACATCTTTTAGGATTTATTGCAGGTTTAACTGCAACATATTTATTATGAATTTCTTCTTATTTGGTTGTCGACTAAATTTTCTTTTTTTAAATAAATGAAAGCAACGATGTGTTTTAATTTTCTTTATGTGTTTCAAAAAATTTTCTTTCCAAGATTTATTCGATTTATTCATGGTTAGTAAAAACTCATCAACTTTTTTAGTAATTACATCGTATTTATATTCTCTATTTTTATTCCAGCATACTTGAAACGGTAAATTGTTCACATTTGATTTTAACATTGACAATCCTTTCATACTGTTTACAATTACATCATTTGGATCTATTTTATTTATAACTAGAAAATAATAGTCTTTTTTATTCTTTCTATTTAAAAACCCCTTTTTAATTTTATCTATTAATAAAAGGGACATTTCGCCGTTTTCAAAATTTTCGTTTTTTTCAAAATCAAACTCTGTATCTGTATAAGCGTAAACACATGTTGCCAAATTTCCAGTATTGTCATAAGATAATGTCGTAGTTGATTTTATATTCACAGGTATCCACCCGATCAAATTATCAAATAGTAATATATCGTACCACATTCTTGAATTAGGAACTCTGATTTTATTAGAGTATTTAATATTTAAGAACTCAATAATAGAAATCTCGTCTATTGAACTATTTACCCGACCATCTTGTGAAACCAAAGATAAATTTAGTGGTGCATTTTTCAAATATTTTTGAACTATATAAAGTATCAGAGGTAATCTTTTTAATCTGAACAAATATCCTCGAAATACTTTTTGAATTTTCAAACAATATTTTTCCAAAATAATATTAAGATCCATTTTTATTTCAATGTAAATATTTTTATAAAATGGTTTTACGATAGAGAATATTATTTAAAGTCATTCATATTTTTCAGGTACGTTTTATAGATTTTTTTGAAATACTTTTTATTTCAGGATGACTCGGATATTGAAACAATTAAAAATTTTATTCTTTCCATTAAATAAAAACAAATGCCGTCTTTCAAAATTTCAAATAATCAAGTTTCAGAAGCTTTAAATCAGATTCTTACAGATTTTACTCAATTTTCAACATCTCTAACAGGTCCAACCGGAATATCAGGTAACACAGGTCCGACCGGAATATCCGACCGGAATATCAGGTAATACAGGTCCAACCGGAATATCAGGTAATACAGGTCCAATTGGAATAACAGGTAACACAGGTCCAATTGGAATAACAGGTAATACAGGTCCAATTGGAATAACAGGTAATACAGGTCCGACTGGACCTTCTGGCGGAAGTGATCCGTCTTTACCATCAATAAGTGTTGTTAGCTTAACAGGTACTTATAGTGGTACATTTATCATGAATGCAAATATTTCATCGACAAGCTCTTTAATTGAATCCGGGGTTCAATATGGAAATTTTGGTTCTTTAGATTTAACTAATAAACTAGCCGCTTCTGGTTCTCCAACTACTTTGAATATAACAGTATATCCAGTCACACCACAAGGAACATATTATGTGAGAGCATACGCAATTAATTCAGTTGGTGTTTCATTCAGTGATGTTTATTGGACAACTGTGAATATTTGTTTAGCAAAAGGAACAATGATTTTACTATCCGATGGATCGTCGTTACCGATAGAAAATATAAATTATAACCACAATCTACGAGTTTGGAATTTCGATGATGGCTGTATGGATGTTTCGAAACCTCTTTGGATCAAAAAAGTCGAATCAACGAATATGTACAATGAATTAAGTTTTAGCGATAAAACAGTTTTGAAAACTATTGGGGATCATCGTGTATTCAATAAAGAGGATGGTAAATTTACAGAAACTTCCGAGTTTGTAATAGGAAAATCAGCTTTTAATAGCAATGAAGAAAATATTAGACTAGTGAGTAAAAAAATCATTTTTGAAGACGTCGAATTTTTCAATATAATTACAAATAGACACATGAATATTTTTGCGAATACGATACTCACTTCTTGTAGATATAATAACATTTATCCGATTGAGGATATGAAATTTGTAAAACCTGAAATCTTATTGGAAAAATCGATTTCTTCTTATCCTAATATGACACAATCTTATTTTGAAGGTATGCGTTTATCTGAACAAAACAGTATAGAGAATCAGTTGACATGTGAATACATCGAGCGTTTAGAAAGTTGTAAAAAACCGAAAAAAATACTATTCTTAGATCATCAAGGTGTTATGTATACAAAAAACATTTAAATCCAGGAGTTCTCGATAATTTTGATATCGAAAATGTCAATGTTTTGAATAAATTGTTGAACAAATATTATGATTTCGAAATTGTTGTTTCGTCAGATTGGAAAAACTGGGTATCGTTATCACAAATGGATGATTTTTATATTGATCAAAACATAATAAAAACTCCTGTCGATTATACAAAAAATATTTTCAATAAATATTCTAGTTTGTCAGAACAACGAGCGATGGAAGTGAAGAGATACATTGAAGAAAACAATATCGTTGATGATAATAAGTTTATTCATATAACTGAGGCTGTTGGACTCAGATCAAAAGTGAATGAATTTTTTCCTAACTTGGTTTGATGTAAATAAAACTGAAGTGAATTTTAAACTTGTTTTAAAGTTTAAAATTTCTTAAAATTAAGTCAGTAGAAAATCTTGTATATTTTTTAAACACGTCTTATTTAGTTTTCGTTTTTGATTTTTTGAAGTTAGATAAGATAAATCGTTCAAACAATTTTTATTTTCTTTTAATTTAGATACTAGATTATTCAATGTTTTAAATTCATCCATTATTACTTTCGCCGTAGTATTGCTAATAGATGGTATTTGAATCAAAACTATTTCTCCGAAATTTTCTGGTGTTATATTCGAATTTTTTTTCTTTTTTATAACAGATGTGTAATCCTCATTTAAACTTTCAGTATTAACTGTATTCGTTTTATTGTTGTAATAAGGTGTTTTAGCATCCTCCTTATTTATTTTATAGGCTGCATTACATAAAACAAATGAAGTTTCTTTTACATCTTTAGTTCTGAACAAAGAAAATCCTTTGAAATAAGAGAGTGAAAACATTGATGAATATATCATATCTTTCTCAGCATAAAAGTCATTTATATTATCACCTTCAATCAAATATATTATATTATGGTTTGGGTGTTCTAAATGAGTAAGACGGAAAGATTGTTCTCTGTAACGATTATCTTTAATAGATGATAATAGATCTTGTATAGTTTTTCTTTCAATTATGAGATGTTCGACGTTTTTCATATCAGAAATTATAATATCTCCGATTTCCAAATTTTTTGTTTTAAGTAAAATATTATTGAATTTTTTATTTTTACTAATCATTTCTTGACAAGACTTTATAAGAGATTTTTCCCTACAATCTATTGTAATCTGTATTTTATACTTTGAATTAGATAAATAATCATCAACTTCTTCTTTCACTTCTTCTTCTACTTCTTTTTCTTTTTCTTCTTCCGCTTCTTCTTCTTTTTCTTCTTCTGCTTCCGCTTCTTCTTCTCCTTCTTCTATTATAATATTAAAATCTTCAAAGTCCATTATACTTGTAGTAAATATATTTTTAAACCTCAATTAACAACTTAAAAACAAACTTGTAATAATATTTTTTTCTATATATAAAATATTAGTATATAATAAAAAAAACTCAATGGAATTTTATAATAGAAAAGCGATAAATTTCGATAAAAATATTCTTTTGACTCATTTCACATTTAATCTGAGTGTAGATAAAAAAATTCCTAAATATTTATTTCAAACTTATATTTCAAACGAAAGAGTTCCAAAAAAAGTTCATGATAATATATCAAAATACGCATCCGATTACACTTATTTTTTTTACGACGATAATCAATGCAGAGATTTTTTACATAATCATTTTATACCTGAAGTGTTGCAAAAGTTTGATGAGCTCGACGGAGCACATAAAGCTGATTTATTTAGATATTGCATTCTTTACATTTTCGGAGGTGTTTATTTAGATATAAAAACAATACTAATAAGACCTTTAAAGGACATTTTCAATGATGTAAATTGTTCTTTTTATTCAGTTTCATCAATGAATCCAAATTCAATTTATCAAGGAATTCTGGCAGTAAACCCTTTAAATGATATAATGAAGCATTCAATAAATTTTATTTTAAATACATCGTATTTTCAAACTAAGCAAAATTATGTAATATTCACTGAATTTATGTTCAAAGATATACAAAAGATGTGTCAAACTAAATTAAATAATGGATATAATATTTTAAAAAATAATGATGTAATACACATTTTTAGAGAAGTTTGTTGTAATTCACAAACTTGTCCTTTAGAAACAAAAGATAGGTACGGTCTCTCGTGTAATATATTTAATAATGAAAATAAATTGGTTTTTAAAACAAGATTCAATGATTTCCCATGGTGAAAATTGATTTTGTCATGATAAAATTATGAAATAATCAAATATTATGAGTAATTCTAATTATACTGGACATAAACATTTTTTTATGGCAAGATATTTATACGAATTGTTATGTGAAAATAATAATATCGAAGACCCTTTGTTTTCATCAATATGGGAATGTTTAAAACAAAATCAGGAAGAAGATCTAATTTCAATAGCTCAACATGTAGATTTTTTGTTATACCCTGACATTGAATCAGTAATCGAAGAATTTGATTCTTTAAAGTTATCTACTGTCTGGAAAAGTGATTATGAAGATTTTGAAGTAGGTGAATATATTGATGGTAAACAAGTTGTTGCAAAATGTTTGTTTACAATTTGGTTATTTGAAGAATAATTAAATCAAGGTTCTTCTTTTGTTGTTCCATGGTTATCATCGCATAAATAAACAATTGGTCTATTATAAGGTATATCGTCGTGAAAGTGAAGTTCTAATTCGTCAACTCCTTTTTCTAATGAATATAAATTATTTTTATAAAAAAACGATTTCATTATGTTTTTCATCACATAAACAATTTCTTCTGATGATAATGCATTAAATATTTCTCGTTTCATTTTGTGTTGAAATCCTTTATAAATACTCGCATTTATTTTAATGGTAATAAAGTTATCTTCCATGTTTATGTTTATTGTTTCACTTTTTAAATTGTTTTTAAACACGTATTGTGTTTAAAAATAGTACTTATAGTTTAAACCAACTTCCTTTTAGATTTTCTTTTTGACATGTTTCAAATACGTTTTTTAATATTTTTATAGTTTCACCACACCCTTTTTTAGAATCTTTAAATGTTTTCATTATATTTTATTATTTTTTCCAGTGTCGTTGCATTATCAAGTTTTCTTAGTTTGTCACTTTGTGTAGCGTTATCATAATTCTTCAGAAGAATTTGTACTCTATACATACTTTTCAAATTTTTCATAACCATATCAAAAGACACTTGAGAAGTATGAATTGAAGTTTGTAGATCTTTTATTGCATCATTTCTTAATTTGTTTATTTGTTCGCTCATTTTTGTTATAAAAAAAAATGAAAAAAATGAAAAAATGAAATTTAAAATGAAAATTTTCATTAAAGAAACAAGAAGAAACAAAATGTATGTCACTAAAAGAAACGGAAATAAAGAATTTGTTCACTTTGATAAGATTACAAGTCGTATATCAAAGTTGATTTATGATCTTGATTCTCAAATAGATCCAGCTGTAATAACTCAAAAGACCTGTTCTAGTATGTATTCTGGAATTAGTACAACTGAATTAGATAATTTAGCATGTCAAATATGCATGGGAATGATTTCTGAACATCCTGATTATGGAATTCTTGGTAGTAGAATCGCTATTTCTAATCATCAAAAAAATACACCAGAAAACTTTTCCGACGTCATCAAAATACTACATGAAAATAAGGATATGCATGGTGATATATGTTCTCTTGTAAGCGACGATCTTTTTAAAATATCTCAAAAATTCAAAACTGAATTACAAAATATTATTGATTTGAATAGAGATTACCTACTTGATTTTTTTGGTTTCAAAACATTAGAAAGATCATATCTATTGAAAATTAACTCTGAAAGTGGTGTTAAACAAATTATTGAGCGTCCTCAACATTTATTTCTTAGAGTTGCTATAGGTATTCATGGCGATAACTTGGAATTAGTGAAAGAAACTTATGATGCATTCTCTTTAAAACAATTTACTCATGCAACCCCAACTCTTTTCAATGCCGGTACAAATACTCCTCAATTATCAAGCTGTTTCTTGGGTTATATAGAGGATTCTATTGAAGGAATTTTTGACAGTTATAGAGAATGTGGTATAATTAGTAAATTTGCTGGTGGAATAGGAATTCATATTTCTGATATTAGATCAAAAGGTTCATATATTCGAAAAACTGGAGGAAATTCCGATGGATTGATGCCGCTTTTAAAAACCTTCAATAGTGTTGCGAGACAATTTAATCAAGGTGGTAAAAGACTAGGTTCTTTTGCAATGTATTTGGAAGTTTTCCATGCGGATATTTTTACATTTTTAGAAGCAAAGAAAAATGTTGGATCAGATGATGAGAGAGCAAGAGATTTGTTTTATGCATTATGGGTATGCGATCTATTCATGCAAAAGATTGAGAAAAATGAAGACTGGTATTTAATGGATCCAAATAAGTGCCCGGGTCTTCCTAATGTTTATGGAGAAGAATTTGAAAGTCTTTATAACAGATACGTTAGCGAAGGGAAATATGAAAAGAAGATTAAGGCGAGAGAGCTATGGGAAGCCATTATTGGAAGTCAAATTGAACATGGAATGCCTTATATATGCTATAAAGATCATGTAAATAGAAAAACAAATCAAAAAAATTTAGGCACGATTCGATCATCTAATTTGTGTGTATCTGGTGAAACTATGATATTAACTAAAGAGGGTTACTTTCCAATTAAAACATTAGAAAACCAAATGGTTCTAATTTGGAATGGTAAAGAATGGAGTCGATCATTGGTGAAAAAAACTGGTGAAAATCAGAAACTTTTGACAGTAAATTTCTCAAATGGTATGAAATTAAAATGCACTGAATACCATAAGTTTTTTATAGAAACAGGTTCTAGACCAGCTGACAAAAGTAGACCAATTATTACTGAAGCTAAAGATTTGAAACCTAAAATGAAAATTATTAGATATAATTTACCAGATGATGTAACTAATAATCTAGAAGAAATGAAAGATCCGTATACACATGGATTTTATTGCGGAGATGGAACTGATTTAAATAAAAAGAAAAAAACTACAAGATGTTCTTATAAATGTAAAAATGATTCAGATTTTTGCGGATATCATCAGGATAATGAAAAAGTATATTTTGATGAAAGTAATATATGCAAAGCCAACTGTCATATTACAAGACCATTACTTACTTTATATCATGATAAAAATTCATTAAAAGAACATATAGTATATGATAAGGAAGGATCTTTCGATCCAGAATTAAAAAAAGTTACATTATGTCTTCCTTATGAAACAGAAAGTAAATATACTGTTCCAATAAATAAAGGAATTAATACAAAAATTAAGTGGTTGGAAGGTTATTTAGATGCAGATGGATGCGTTGTTGAAAATGATGGAATCAAAAATATTCAAGTTATGTCTATACATAAAGTTTTTCTTGATAATGTGTTTTTAATGTTACAAACATTAGGTATACAAACAGTTATAGGTTTAGGCGGGGAAGAAGGAAAGAAATTGCTACCAGATGGTAAAGGTGGCAAAAAGTTATATAATTGTCAAAAAATATATAGGTTAAACATTGATGCTTTAGGTTTAATAAGACTTAATGAACTTGGTTTCAATCCTAAAAGATTGGATATTTCCGATTTAAGACAACCTCATCATAAAACAAATAGATATACTACTGTATTAGAAGTGTTAGATAATAACGATATAGAAGATACTTATTGTTTTAATGAACCTAAAGAACACAAAGGTGTATTTAATGGAATAATTACTTCAAACTGCGCGGAGATTAACCTGTATTCTGACGTGCATGAAACATCTGTCTGTAATTTGGCAAGTATTTGCCTTCCCTCTATTTTGGAATTTCCAAATAATGAAGATACAGATAATTATTTAAGATGGTATAATTTATTAAATGAGGATGAAATTATTATAAGTAGATACCTATCAGTAGGTGATCTTAAAATATTCACTAAGAAGGATTGTGAATATTGCAAGCTTCTAAAAGCTCTTTTGAAGAAATCAAAGCTTAAGTTTGAAGAAATTGATTCAGAAGAAGCCGAAAAGTTAAGATTAATGAGTAATCCGTCTTCATCTGTCGTTAAACCATTTGAAACTGTTCCTCAATTATTTTCAGTTCTAAATTCTAAAGATGTTCAACATTTAGGTGGATACGATGATTGTTGGAAAATTCTTCAACCTAGAATCAATTATAAAAAACTTGAAAAATTGGCTTATAATTTGGTCTTAAACCTAAATAAGGTCATTGATATAAATTATTATCCAGTCGAAAAAACCAGAGTTTCAAACATGAGACATAGACCTTTAGGAATAGGTGTGCAAGGTTTAGCGAATGTTTTCATGATGTTACGATTACCTTTCACTTCAGATGAAGCCCGAAAAATTAATAAAAATATTTTCGAAACGATTTATTGGGGTGCAATGAGAGGTTCTTTAGATATGGCAAAGATTGATGGGGCTTATTCAACTTTTAAAGGCAGTCCTCTTTCTGAAGGAAAGTTTCAGTTTGATCTATGGGATTTGAAAAAGGAAGAACTTTCAGGTATGTGGAACTGGGATGAAATGAGACGAGATGTGATTGAATATGGTGTAAGAAATTCTGTTCTTATTTCTTTAATGCCAACCGCATCAACGGCGAGTATTTTTGGTAATGTTGAAAGTTTTGAACCAATCACATCAAATTTATACACTAGAAACGTTTTATCGGGTGTTTTCACTATAATAAATAAGCATCTAATCTCTGATTTGATTGATTTAGAATTATGGAATAAAGATATGACAGAACAATTGATGTATTATAAAGGGTCTATTCAAAATATTTCTATGTTACCTAAAAAATTCAAGGAAATATATAAAACGGTATTTGAAATAGACCAGAAAATATTGATAAAAATGTCTGCTGAAAGAGCCCCTTTTGTTTGTCAATCCCAAAGTCTAAATTTATTCTTTGATAAACCATCATTCAAGGATTTAACAAGTTGCCACTTTTTTGGCTGGAAATTAGGTCTGAAGACTGGAAGTTATTATATCAGAACTAAAGCGGCTGTATCAGGTCAAAATTTCGGAATGGATATAAATAAAGAAAAAATGTTGAAGAAAATAGCTGAAGAAGAGGAGAAAGAGTGTATTAACTGTAGTGCTTAAAATAAAATAAATAAAATAAATAAATATATAAATATCTTTCATGTTTTAATTTATGATCATAAATTAAAAAACCTAATTAATCGGTTTTGATAATACTTTTTAGAGCTCCATCAATTGTTTTATCATTATCCTTAATAAATTTAAATAAAACAAGTGCTAAAAGTCCAGCAATGATTTGTATTACAACGAGAGAAATTAAAGTTCCAAAATTCATATCACCCTTTGCATAAAAGGCTGCTGAAACTGCAGGATTCAAATGGGCTTTAGATTCCTTGTTCAAACCCAAGGTTGCTAATATTGAAATAACAAGTGCTAATCCAACAGAAATAGCTGTTTGCATATAATTCAAACCATCGATAGATGTTATGCATAAAATAGAAAACACGAAAATAAAAGTTCCAATAAATTCTGACGAGTGCATTTTTTATTTGTAACTAAATATAAAAAATATTTAAAAAAAAATATATAACAATTTTTTTATATCGTTGATCGTTGATCGTTGATTTTTATATATATTTTATTTAGAATATATATAAAATTAGAATTTATACAGGAATCAACACTTTTCCATCGTCGTTATTGCTGTCATTATTTTCGTCTTCATTGTCTTCAAACGTGTTTTTTGAAATCATTTCATCATAGTCTCTAACCAAATTTCCATATCTAATTTCAAGTTCAACCATTTGTTTTTCATCATCGATATCTTTTTTTACTGAATTCACTAGTTCATCAACTTCTTTTTCATCAACATCATTGACAAACGACATTTCGATTTTTTTGAAAAGAAAATGTTCTTCTTTTTCAAAAAACGAGTAAATATAAGAAGTTATTGTGTTAGTAAGCTCTGTGACGTATTCCATTTTTATTTTAAGATTATTTTATAAAAATTTTCAAATTTCAATTTTTTCAAAAACATCTCTTAATAATTTCAATTCAGTTTCATTTAAAAATCTATCTGTGTAATTTATTTTGAATTTTAATATTAGATTTCCTTTGTTTCCAAGTTCATCTTGTAAACCTTTCTTGGGTATAATATAATTTCTATTCGGATTGATTATACAAAATTGTTTAATATCGACCACAAATGTTTCCTCCATGTGAGGTATGATTAGATTTTTTCCGATAATAGATTCTTTTAAAGATATTTGATGTTCGAAAATTAGATCAAAATTATTACCTCGTTTGAAAAATGGATCATCTATTATTTCAATTATGACGATAAAATTTCCATTGATTTCGTTTTTCTTCATTGCCTGTTCACCACATCCTTCATATGAATAAGTTTTTCCATGCTCAACTCCTTTAGGTATTAAAATCTCAATATTTATATCCTTAATTTTCAATCCACTATTATCACAATTCTCGCAAAAAGGAAGTTTTTTAAATCCTTGACCATTACATAGAACGCATATTTGATTTTGAATGTGTAAAAATGGTCCGATTTGAATTCGTTGATTATTTTTATCGAAACCTGTTCCATTGCAATTATGACATTCTGTATTACATTTCTCACATATCGTTTTTCTAACTATATGAAATTTTCTAAAAGTTCCGAAATAAACTTCTTTCAAGTTTATTTTACAATTATAAATTTCATCTTTTTTTTTCATTCTATTATCACCATTATTATTCATATTGGCTGTGAAATTGAAAAAATTAAATGGAAATTGCTGTTGCTGTTGATGTTGCTGGAAAAAATTAGGAATACCTCCGCTATTATTTCGTTGAAAATCATATTCTCTTTTTTTATTATCATCTGAAAGAATTTCGTATGCAGTTTGAATTTCTTGAAATTTTTCTTTATCGCCTCCTTTATCAGGGTGATGTTGTTTCGCTAGATTTTTATAAGAACTTCTTATTTCTTCAATTGTCCCTGTTCTAGGAACTTTTAATATTTTGTAGTAATCTGGTAATGACATTAATATAGTATTAATATTTTAATTTTAATTCTCTAAATTATAAATTTAAATTATTTTTTATACTCTATACAATAAATATATAAATGGGTCTGATTTACAGTAGTAATAAATCGGATATGAATTCGGGTGAAAATAGAAAAATTTCACCTGATGATGATTTTGTTAAAATTAAAAAACCTGAGTTACCAATAAAGTTTTTAAATAATTATCTAACTAAAAAACATTTACCAATTATATATGAATCGTCTGATGAAAACGAAACAACTGATATGATTTATGATGTTGATTTATTAGATCCAAATGAAAAAAATATGTTAGACGACGTTTTCGGTATATAAAAAAATGATTTTTTTAATACTTTTTTTAAAGATATTTCAAAATTTACTTAATGATTTGCGAGTCAATGCTTTCTGAAGAACATTTTAATAAGATGAAAGAACTAAGAATGTCAATTATCAAGCATGATAAGTCTAATATGACACTTTTACTAAAGAATCTTTCTAAAGATGAAGTAGTAAGAATAATAAATTGTTATCCCCGTAATAACCAAAACCATTTGACATTATTAAATCTATCATTGTGTTATGATACCTCACATGATAGAAAATATACTAAATTTTTATTAGAAAATGGTGCCAATCCGAATTTAGAATTCAAGAAAACATCTGATGAGATATTAGATAATAAAAGATTTTTTAAAGAAACTATGACTGCTATAATGTTTGAATCCAGAATAGGAAATGAAAAAAATGTCGAGTTACTAATAAAATACGGTGCTGATATCTACAAAAAAGACAAGAATGGAAAAAATTCTATTGATCACGCAATAGAAGGTGAAAATGTAGAAGTAATTAGAAAATTAAAGAAGGAAAAAAGGAGGGATTGTTCAAGAATCACAAAGATATTTTATAATATTTCTAATTTAAATAATGATTGTATACAAAATATAGTTTCTTTTTGTTTTTGAAATTCTGAAATTCTCTTGCACTTTAAAATAAATATATAACTAAAATATATAACCTTTTTTTATTTTTCAAAATTAAAAAAATGATTTTTTTAATTTAGTTTTCTAATTTTAGACAAGACAAATGCAAAACATGAATTCAAATAACAGATTAGAAGAACCTTTATTGACCGATGACAACGGTCGTTTTACACAACTTCCTTTGAAATATCCTTTATTACAGAAAGCTTTTGAACAGCATGAAAGTATGTTTTGGAGTGCAAAAGAAATCGATTATTCAGCTGATTTAAATGATTGGGAAAGTTTGTCTGATAATGAAAGATTTTTCATTGAAAATATTTTGGGTTTTTTCGCTGGAGCAGATGGGATTGTTTTAGAGAATCTTATTAAGAATTTTTGTGTTGAAGTTAAGGCTCCAGAAGCTAGAAATTTCTATGCATTTCAAGGAATGATTGAGAATGTTCATGCGATTACATATGCTCTTCTTTTAGATACTTTAGTAAAGAATCCTAAGAGAAAGGAAGAGCTTTTTAATGCGATCGATACAATTCCTGCCGTAGAAAAGAAGGCTAATTGGGCATTAAAATGGATGAATAACGATAGACCTTTTGAAGAAAGATTACTTGCTTTTGCCGTTGTAGAAGGGGTGTTCTTTAGCGCTAGTTTCGCCTCAATTTTTTGGTTAAAAAATCGAAACAAGATGACCAAGGCATTGGGCAAGTCAAATGAATTGATTAGCCGTGACGAGGGGCTACATTGTTCATTTGCAATTCTTATGTATAATCATTTGAATAATAAAGTTTCACAAGAAAGAATAGAAGAAATACTTCGCGAAGCAGTGGAAATTGAAATTGAGTTTATTACTTTGTCTATTCCTTGTAGACTTATTGGAATGAATTCTGATCTTATGACACAATATATAAAATATGTTGCCGATCGTCTACTCGTTCAATTAGATTTTAACAAAATTTATAACGAAGAGAACCCTTTCGATTTCATGAAAGCTTTTGGCCTCGAAAACAAGAGTAATTTTTTTGAATGCCGTATTTCTGAGTACCTCCATAGCAGCAGTGCGGCTTGTAAAGAGGACTCGTGGGACTTCGGCGAAGCAGAATTCTCTGCTTGATGATGTCTTAAATTGAGGTTTAAAGATTTGTCATATATAATAAAAAAATCACAAATAATGACATCAACATTCGAAAAAACTAACGATATTATAAAATGTAAGCTAATATTGGAAGATAATACTGAATTTATTATACCTATGCGAGAAGATGGATACATATTTGCCACATCGCTGTGTAAAGTTGTAGGGAAAATGATTGGAAATTGGCTTAAATTAAAGGAAACAAAAGAACTTATTAAAAAACTAGAAAATAGTGATATTCCGATTATAACATCACAAAAATTAGTAGAAATTTATAAAGGTAATACATCTAAATACAACCAAGGAACTTGGATTCATCCTGATTTAGGTATTCAATTAGCTCAGTGGTGCTCTCCAAGTTTCGCAGTTCAAGTTTCAAAATGGGTAAGAGAGATAGTTATAACTGGAAAAGTAGAAATCGGAAAAGAAAAAAGCAATGAAGAGCTATTATCTGAATTAGAAAAAATTAAAGCACTTTTACAAGAACAAGTTCAAATCACTGAAGATCTTTCCAATAAAAATAAAGAATTAGAAACCCAATTTGATAACAAGAATAAAGAATTAGGTTTTCTAGAAAATAAAATCAATAGATTTCAAAAACGACAAACCTATCCAGATAAGAATGTTCTTTATATTGTCACTTGTGATGAATTAAAAAAGGATAGAATTTTCATTATAGGTAAAGCGGTTGATCTAAAAATTAGACTTACCTCATATAATAAATCTATTGAACATGAAATGGTTTACTATAAAAATTTCAAAAATATGTATCACATGAAAACTGCTGAGATGATGGTTTTATATAAATTAAATCAGTATAAAAATGAAATTAAAGACCGTTTTATTTTACCAGAAAATGAGGATATTTCATTGTTTATCAATGTTATAAATAATGCATTTAATTGGTTTGAACATATTGAAAATATTGTGGTTGATAATTCACAGTCTGATGAAGATGACAAATTCTTACCAAGAAAAAAGAATATGTTTGATAGAAATTCTGTATATATGCTAACATCAGATATTCATTTGAAAAAAAGAACTTACATTATAGGTAAAACAAAAAATTTAAGTTCTAGATTGACAGCATATAATAAAGGCATTGATCATCAAGTTGTTTATAATAAAAAATGTAAGAATATATATCAAATGGGTATTATCGAGCAAATGATTTTGTATAAACTAGATGTTTTTAGAGAGAGAGCAAATCGTGATCGTTGTCTTCTACCAGAAGACAAAGATATAAGTTTTTTTATAAAAATTTTCGATGACGCGATAGCTTGGTTCGACGAAATAGATCCTAAATTAGAAATTATAAAGGATATAGAGACAATAAAAGAGGAGCAAGCTGATACAAAGAGAAATTATAGACAATTAAATGTAGAAAAGATTAAGGAAATGCACGAAAACTACCAGAAAAATAATAAGTCAAAAATAATTGTAAAGCGTAAAAAATATAGAGAAAGTCATAAAAAACAAATCTCTGATGGAAAAAAAGATTGGTATAATCGAAATAAGAATAATGTAATTAACCGAGTAAAAAATAACTATAACAAAAATCGTGATGAAAAATTGTCCAAAGTAAAGGAATATGCTTCTAAAAATCAAGATAAAATAAAAGCTCGTCAAGCTATTACAATGACATGTGAATGTGGTTCAGTTTTTAAAAAATATGGAATAAAAAAACATCTTCAAACTGTAGTTCATCAAGAATATTTAAAAATGCTGGAATCTATTCATTCAGAGTTTACTAATGAAGCATTATCTGCTTAATTTACATTATTTATTAAACAGTACTTCTGCTTGTAAAGAAGACTCGTGGGACTTCGGTGAAACAGAATTCTCTGCTTGATGATTTAGGTTCAGTAATCCTTCTGAAATCAACAAAATCTTCTATTTTTAGAAAAAGGGTTTCATAGAGAAAAATCCTCTATCGCGATTAAATTCTACCTACCAAGATAATTTGATAAATAAAATCAAGAATAATTTCAACGACGAAGAACAACAAATATTTGTCACAAGTTTTTATACCTATTTAAATTATAATCCTTTAACAGATTTTGTTATTGATTTTGATAATGTATGGAGATGGTGCGGTTTTTCAAGAAAAGATCATGCAAAAAGAATATTAGAAAAACATTTTGTTTTGGATGTTGATTATAAAGTTTCGCTCCCCCACTTGGGGGAGCAAAAAAATGAAGGTGAAAATAGGGGTGGTTTTAACAAAGAAAAAATTACCTTCAATATACTAACATTTAAAAATTTTGCCTAAAGTGTGAAACCGATAAGGCAGATGAAATTCACAATTATTATATTAAACTAGAGGAAATTTTACACGAAACTTTATTAGAACAAACAGATGAATTACAACTACAATTAGAAGAAAAACAAGAAACAATTGACGCATTGTCCAAAAAATATATCAAAAAACCTAAACAAGTTTTTGATTATAATAATGTTGTTTATATTATAACATCAGAAGAAGGAGAAAAAATACGTGAATATACTATCGGTAAATCAATTGATTTGAAAAATAGATTAGAATCCTATGATAATAATAAGTTACATGATTTTAAAGTTGTATATTACAAGTCTTGTAACAGTGTAAAATTAATGGATTTAATGGAAAGTATTATTTTAACAAAACTCGGAAATTATAGATGTAAAGCTGGAAGAGATGTATTTTTATTACCAAAAACAGAAAATATTAAATTATTTACTGATATATTTGATGTATGTACAAAATTTTATGAAAATGTGGAAGAAAATCATATAATATTTCCACGTAGAACTTATAAAAATGATTTTGCAAAAGAAAAAATATCGGAAACAGGAAAAAAATACTATGAAGAAAATAAAGATAGAATAATAGAAAAAAGTAAAGAATATTACTACGAAAATAAAGAAGATATAGCAGTAAAAAATAAAAAATATCAAGAAGAACATAAAGAAGAAATATCAGTGAAAGGCAAAGAATATAGAGAAATAAATAAAGAAAAAATTTCCCAACGACGACAAAATTATTATGAAGATAATAAAGAAGAAATAATAAAAAAAGTCCATGAATATGCTGAAAGAAACAGAGAAAAAATATGTATAAACAACAAATTATATAGAGAAGAACACAAAGAAAAAATTTCCGAACAAAGAAAAATTTATAGAGGAGAACACAACGAAGAATTATCAGAAAAAAGTAAAAAATATTATGAAGAAAACAAAGATAGAATAATTGAAAAAAGTAAAAAATATTATAGTGAAAATAAAGATGAAATGATGGAAAAAAGTAAAAAATATTATGAGGAAAATAAAGAAAAACTTTCACAAAAACTTTCGCAAAAAGTTACATGTGAATGTGGTAGCGAATTTCGTAAAGGAGGATATTCGAGGCACATAAAAACAGGAAAACATAATGAATATATAGAAAACAAAGACAAAATATTAGAAAAAAAATGAAAAGAGGAAAACTGTCAAAATCTATACATTTTGCATTTTTTATACTAGAAATAGTATAAAAAATCACTAGTTCATTGAGTTATCGCTATTTATAGAGTTTATTTCGTAAATTTTTGGTTGATGCATTCTAATGTGGTATTGAAATTAAAGTTGGGTGTCGATGAAATTCTTCTTTTTAAAAAAGTTAGGTATCGATGAAATTCTTAGTTAGGGTATGCATATATAAATATTTTTTATACTAAACAGTAGTATAAAAAAATCATTTCATAACTTTAGCGCAAATATTTTTAATAAAATCATTGCAAATTTCAGATTTCTGGCCTCGCATCTATTATATCGATTCTATTATCACGAAAAGCGAAAATTTTATTCGTAATACGTTCAGAATTGTTTTGAAAAATAATTGTTTCATCTTCATCCATTTCATTATTTGAATCGTTATTTAGTTCTTCCAATTGTTCATGTAAAATTTCTAATTCATTTTCAACTATTTCAGTGTTTTTCCCTTCGATAGCTTTGAAAAATTTTTGAGACAATTTAACCATTTCAGGGTCATCTATTATATTTTCATCTTGATCTTTATATTTAATTTTTTTTCTAGAGTAATCAACACAAACAATTCTATCTTTGAATGGATATTCTAAAGCATATTTAACATATCCTTCAACACCTTCTTTAATATGTTCCAGAGTTAGATATTGAGATTGCTCTGCTAAGTGAGTGTCTGTTAGTGGCTGTAAATTATTTATAATAGTATTTATTCGTTGATTGTTATTATTGACGGTTGTTGTATTACCAGGTCGAGTTTTTATAATATCAATAAGTTGATCTTGCAATTCTTTTATACGAGAATCTTTTTCTGATATAATCTTTTCTTTTTCTGATATAATAGAATCTTTTTCTGAAAGTTTTTTATTTACACATTCCGAAAGATGTCTACATAAATCTTTCTTTTGAGCGTAATTTTTAGAACAAAAATTACATTTAAAATTACTATTATTAACCAATCCTTGAATTTTTAAACAGTATTTAGCTGTTTTTTGATGAGTATTCAAGTTACCCGAGTTTGTAAGTGTTTTATTACAAAAATTACAAATTACCATTTTAAATAAATCCTTCCTTATCTTTAAGTAATAAAATGTTTTTTTCGTTTTTTTTCGCAATTTGCGAAAAAAAACGAAAAAAATGAAAAACGTTCGCTGGCTTCTATAGGTTAAAAAAAGAATCTTTTGACAAAAACACAAAAATTGTGTGTGTGAAAATTTTTATTTCAAAACAACGATTTTTTAAAAAGTTCTTCTTTTTTTTAAAAATAAAAAAAACTTTAACAAATTTATTTTCCAATCAGATATTTATTTATGATTGGAAAACATTATCCGCTTGATATACATTTAAATTTTTTTATACTTAAAATTAGTATAAAAAAATCACTTTGTCGTTGTTAAACATACTAGTTCATTCCTAAAACTTGAGTTATCGCTATTCATTGAGTTTATTTCGTAAATTTTTGGTTGATGCATTCGAAATTTTTCACTATCATGACTTCCATCTTCTTTGGTCCATAGTTTTTTGCCAATATCATAAGATTTATCTTTCAATCCCCCGTCGAATAATAAATTAGTCAGTTTAGTTGCTTTTACGTCTTTTTCAACCTGACCATCTTCATTTTGAAATTTGAAAATATGTCTACTTGGATCTGTGCATACGTAATTTGGAATACCATCATCATTTTTTAGTAAATTATTTAGTGCAAACTGAGCTATACCTTTTTGACCACCAGCAATATCGAAACGATCTAATCTTGTATTGATAATTTCTTTTATTTTTTCCGAATCAGAAAAAAAATTATTTCCTATGATAGTTTTTGGTTCCTTAGCCATATTGATAATTTCTTTGTGATCTTTACTGTATATTCCATTTTCAACTTTCAAAGCGTGAACTTCGATTGTTAAATTTATATTTTTATTTTTCAGTTTTTTCAGAAGTTTTTTAAGTTTTTCAATCTCCTTATCTTTTTCTTTTCTAATCATTTCAATCTCCTTATCTTTTTCTTTTCTAATCATTTCAATCTCGTTATCCTTTTCTTTTCTTATAATTTCAACCTCATTATCCTTATCTTCTCTAATCATTTCAATCTCCTTATCTTTTTCTTTTCTTATAATTTCAACCTCCTTATCTTTTCTGATAATTTCAATTAATGGTCTCGTTTTACATTTTTGTAAATGCTTTGCAAGATTCGATTCAGAAAATGATTGGTTGCAAAATTCACAATCAACTAATGCGATTTCGATTTCATTTTCATTTATTTTCTGTTGAATCAACAAACAGGTCTTATTATTTTTTTGATGATAATTCAAATTACCTTTTGAACTTAAAACTTTTTTACAAAATTCACAACTCATTTTTATTTATAGAAAATATTCTTTTAAGAGGATTTTGTTAAAATAAAACAAATTTGTTAAAAATTTTAACAAATTTGTTAAAAATAAACAAATATTCGTGGAAAATCATACATTTTTGAAAATATTAAACTCTAAATCAGTTTAATATTTTTTATTTTGTTTAGATTGCAAAAACAACTTCTTTTATTC